GGTGGCGTTTCTTGAATAAAAGTAGAATTAAGCGTAGGCAATGATGTAAAACGTTGAGCATAATGCCACGCATCAATAGTACCGGCTGCAGTAGACTTCATCAAACTTGTAATTTGTGAAGGCTTATAACGATATTCAGCCCAACGCTCTTGATAACCAAAAACTTGATTATCAGTAGCAGTACCAGTTACATAAATTTCTTTATTAAGAATAGCTTGCTCACCAAGTGTAGCAAAAACTGGGAAATAAAAATCATAACGTGTAGAACGGGACCACATCTTAGGCAAACCTTGCTGGTAAGTCAAATCAGCACGTACAGAACACATACCTATAATGTATCCATGTTCTTGAGCAGCGTACGTAAAGCCATGTCCCTGAGCCAATGCAGTACCCATTGCAGCAAGGTTACCTTGCGGAGTAGCAGAACCAGTAACCGACGTTGCAGAAGTCTGAGCAATCGGATTAATATTGACATAAGTAGAACCTCCACCAATGTACTCTGGACGTTGTAAACGATAATCTTGTGGAGTTACACCAAAATGAGCACGTAACAATTCTGTATAACGTGTACCACCGCGTGCATCACGCTCTAATAACTTCTGAATCTGAAAAGATTGACGAAGTTGATTAATAGTAGCAGCAGTAGCTTGCGACAAATCAGCATATAAAGAAGCAGCGCCTGGTGCAGCATCAACAAAATTAAGAGTTACATAATCGGCAGCACTATTCATCTTACGTGAATCACCGTTTCCATCACGAACAGTCAAAATTTGACCATTAGTAACTGAATCAGTCTTAATAGGAGCAGACATACCAAGAGGCAAAGTAACAGAAGCACCCTTCTGTGGCCAAGGCAATGCACCAGTAAAATAATCTTTACGCTTACCACGACGTAACATCGTGTAATCAGCGGGAACATCCCCTGAATCCCCTGTGCGAACAGTAACAGAATTTTGTAAATTCTCGTCTCTGAACCACTCGTTATAAATTAGATTATAAGCTCGTAAAGGTAACGCATTATGCGTAACCGTATTTGAACCAACAATCTGACCAGCTGTAGGTAAACCTAAGTGGTCGAACAATGAACCAACAGCATAACCACCAGCGGTAGATGTAATAGTAGGAACAACATAAGAAATAGAATCTCCTGGGTTCGCTTGCTCACCCATAAACTTAACCCAATTATCCCAAACTAGTCTGTTTGGAACAAAAAAGAAAAAAGTGTCAAGATGCAAATTATCCATAACTGGAAATAATGGCGTTGCCAAACGAGCAAACGCCGTCATCTTAACGCGATGAGTGTCCCCTGGGAGCACTTCATCACAATAAATAGGAACTAAATAGCCAGCATCAAAAGTAGTCTTGTGGGCATATTGAGTATTAAAACTAGAACGCGGAATATCCGCTTTAGGAACCATAGCAAATGTATGGGTAGAAACTGACTTATTACGATGCATAACTATCTCCCGAAATTCCGTACCACTCTTTCGAGTGATACGGTATATAAAAAACCTTACACAGTTTCCTTAATCATAACATCGTTACCACGAGTAATTAACTTAGGGATTTCCACTAAATCAAATGTACCAGTAACATCGTCAAAAGTACCAAGTAAATACAAATGAAAATCATGACTATGCTTATATAACTGATTATCATCAGACGCACGATTAACCTCATCTTGAAATTGACGTAAGGCTACACCTTCAGTAGCAACAAAAGCTGGACGGCCATAAGCGTCCGCAGCAGTGTCCTTAATAGAAACAATAACCATCTTCATAAAAACTCCTTAAATAGTACGTTTTAACAATGATAACTTAGCCAACGCTACCTTTTCTTTAACAGCAAGGCGCTCAAGCGTGTTATCTTCATGCCGAGATCTGCCATCCATCTCTCGAGCAAACTGGATCATATCAAACTGATCCGGAAACTTCAACTTAAATTTATTATCATAAAAACGTGGTGGACGGCACTTTCTGCCACGCACCACAACATGGTCNNNNGNNTAAACNTCNGACATGAACTTATCCAACCAAGCCTGACCAATNCCAGGCTTAAGAGACATNTTGTTAAACTCAGGCTTNCGCTGAATTAACTCNCCAGTCTCTAAATCACAATACTGATAATGGGCACCCGCATCAACCACTTCGTGGTTTTCATTNACAGTAACCCCATTAATCTTCTTCATAATATATCTTGCAACATAAGCAGCAGACTCAAAGTTAACATCACCAATTGTAGAATAGCCAAACGGCCACAATTCTTCCAAAATCTCTGACGTATAGAGGATAGAGCCAGTCTGCGTTCTCTTAAATATTTTCTTATCCGAAAAATCAATGCCAAACAAACAAGCATGGAAATGAGGACGATCAAAAGATTCACCATATTCACCTGCCATATAAAAGCGTATCGTTTTTCCAGTAAAACGCTTACGCAACCGCTTCATAAAAAGCTGATAGTCTTCATAATTCAAAGACATATCCTTAGGACAATGCTCTGGAGCATATGTCAAAGTAATAAAACAATTACTAGTATGCATTTGTGCCTCATGCATACAACGAATCGCCCACTGACGTGAGCGTTCGAGGCGACAACCAACACACTGACCACACGGCAATGATAGGGTGCGGACTACATCCGCCCCTGGTATTTCACGCCAAATTATAGACTTGTCACTGCATTGATAAGCCGTTAAGGGCTTATAACAAGCCATTATTACAAACGATATCCACCGCGCATAGGCGCGTTTCTCATATTGATAGACTTCGTCTTAGTAGTCTGACGTCTAAATGACTTAGCAGATTTATACTTATTTACAGGCTTTCTTCTTAACATATTGCACTCCGTAGTGGGTTAAAGTAGCTAGTTGGTGTCACCTAGCACAGTTACATCAAGTAGAGTAACTGTGCTGGCTGCGAAGTTTCACTCCGCAGCCTTAGGTGTTTCTGAAGAAACGATGGGTTCAACCACCGGTTGTCCATCAATAAGACCCAATTGAATCGCCTCATCGCGATTCTGGTCGTTCTCAAGGAACTCCAATAGTTTGACAGGATCATGGTCAAACCTAACGCGCAATTGCGCTGGCAAAGCCATAAAATCATCCATAGTGGCGTTAATTTGATTCAACGTCACTATGATAGTCGGTNACACCGCTAAAATCGCCATANGTNGGCGATACAGGCGNCTGGGGAANTANACCAGTAACGCCAAAACGCTCAACNATNACGTTNATATCACATTCATCCTTCATGTGTTGTTGAGCTAAACTCGGGTCTTGACAATCAAGACCNGTCTCTTGTGAANCAAGAGCCATATCATAATTGTACGGATTACGTACAAAAGGTAAATTACTTTTAGTCATTTTCATTCCTTATTCAATACCAAATTTACCAAGAACACCTAGGCGCAAGCCTGGAGTGTTTTCCTTTAGCAGCTTACCAGCTGCTGCAACACCACCAGCACCGCGCCAAGCGTTACCAATAGCATAAGACTGAGGAAGCATATACTCAGTATTCTGAGCATTAGCTATAGATGCCCTAGCAAAAGCTTGCTTAGTAAGAGTATCTTGCATAGTATTTCTAAGCTTAGCAGGCATCATTTGAGACAACTCATACTGATTAATTGCAGTCTGAGAATCTTGATTAAGAGCTTGAGATCCTGACAAGCGAGCTTGTTGATCTTGAAGCTCAATAGTAGAAAGCGCTTGTTCACGATTAATATTAATCTGACGCGCAGTAGAACCGGCACCAGCAGCAGACTCACCAGTATTAGCGGATGAGCTTGCAGCTGAGCCAGACGGGGTAGATGCACCCCCTTGAGAATAAGCCAACATAGGCGAAAGGCCTGCAGCCTTTAAATCCTCCACACGCCTTTGAAAAGACGTGTTAGACATATCGGCTTGAAAAGCACGATTAGCCGATGCTTGATCGGCATTAAAATCTTGAGAACCAAGAGCACCCATTGCAGCACCGGCAGCAGTCAACCATGGCTGACCGGTAACAGTACCAGCAATGGAAGCAATACCACCTAATTTAGATAAATTCATAACTAACGCGCTCCGCTTGTTTCCTCACTACTCCTTTCGGAGTAGTCGAGGTATATAAAACATTAGAAATGATCAATAAGACCAGGCACACTATACAACGGCATAGGGCGAGCCATCTTACAATCAAAAAACGCATCCATCAAAAACTGCTGACCATTGGCAGCCGAACCAACTGCAGTAGTTCGCTCAACTGGAGGAGTTTCTTGAATAAAAGTACCATTAAGAGTAGGCAAATTGTTAAACTTCTGAGCATAATGCCATGCATCAATAGTACCAGCTGAAGTAGAACGCATTAAACCAGTAATCTGAGAGGGCTTATAACG